CCAAGCCGTGATACAACATCGTCAGTCCCAAGATTTTCAACCTGCTTGCTGACCGACTTGGCGGACTGACCTCACAGACAGCAAGCGCAATTTGAGGAATATGCGATGGCACGCACTACCTTCTCCGGCCCTGTCGCTTCTGACAACGGCTTCATTGGCGCTCTCACGGGCAACGTCACGGGCAACGTCACGGGCAACGTCACGGGCAACGTGACCGGCACTACCACCGGCATGCCCGTTCTCACGGCCTACACCACGACCACTCTGCCCACCGTTGTGGTTGGTGGTTTGATTTATGTCTCCAACGCCAACACCAACGCAGGCACGGTTTGCTTTGGCAAGGGTTCCAGTTGGATTGACATCAAGACCGGTCTGGCTGTTGTCGCCTAATAGGCCCGAAAGGAGCGCATCACCATGATGCAAACCGACGTTAAATCGGGTACAGCCGCTGCCGCTGCGAGTACGGAGGTCACGACTTTCCGCACCCGTATCAAGGCGCTTGCGCTGACCTACACCTCTGCCGCCGGGAACATCTCGATCACGGACGGTAACGGTGGGGCTACGCTGTTCTCGTTTACACCGGCTGCTGCCGCAGGGTCGCTGTACATGCTGTTCCCGGGCGAGGGCATCCTTGCTCAGACCGGCATTTACGTGACCAACGGCACCGGCACCGCTGCAACGGTGTTCTATGGCTAAGAGCCCGGCATGGCAGCGCAAGGAAGGCAAGGCGGAGAGTGGCGGACTGAACGCCAAAGGCCGCGCCTCCTACAACCGCGCCAATCCTGGGAAACCGGGTCTGAAAGCCCCTCAACCGGAGGGCGGACCTCGGCGCGACTCCTTCTGTGCTCGGATGAAGGGCATGAAGAAGAAGTTGACAAGCGCCAAGACCGCCAATGACCCGAACAGCCGGATCAACAAGTCCTTGAGGGCGTGGAACTGTTGACATGCCAAGCACAAGCGGTAAGCAGCACAGGTTCATGGCGGCGGTGGCGTCAAACCCCAAGTTCGCCAAGAAGGTAGGTGTCCCTACGTCCGTAGGGGAAGAGTTCATCCAGGCCGATAAAGGCCGCAAATTTTCAAACAAGGAGTCCGACATGAAGGGCATGAAGACAAAGAAGATGATGGGCGGTGGCTACGCCAAGGGCGGTATGGCCCCCTCCAAGATGGGCGCCGTGAAGACCGCTGCCCCCAGCCGTGACGGCGTTGCTGTCAAGGGCAAGACCAAGGGCACCATGGTCAAGATGGCCAAGGGCGGCAAGATGATGGGCGGGAAGTGCTGACATGATGCCCAGTCGCGGGATGGGGGCCATGCTCCCATCCAAGATGCCCAAGGGTGAGCGTAAGGCTCGGCGGGATGACACGGATTTCACGGAGTACGCCAACGGCGGCGAGGTGAAGTCCAAGGTCAACGAGGCCGGGAACTACACCAAGCCCGGTATGCGCAAGTCTCTCTTTGAGAAGATCAAGGGGCAGGCTACGCAGGGCACGGCGGCAGGGCAGTGGAGCGCCCGCAAAGCGCAGTTGCTTGCCAAGCAGTACAAGGCCAAGGGCGGCGGGTACCGTGACTAAGAAGCCGCAGCAGTCGTTGAAGGACTGGACTGCCCAGAAGTGGAGGACGAAGAGTGGTAAACGATCTTCTGACACGGGTGAAAGATATCTTCCAGAGGCTGCGATCAAAAGTCTTTCCCCCCAAGAGTACGCCGCCTCAACCCGAGCAAAACGAGCAGGCAAAGCCTCCGGCAAGCAGTTCGTAGCCCAACCCAAGGCCATCGCTAAGAAAACCGCGAGATTCAGATGACAACGAGTGGAACAGCGTCGTTCAACCTCGATCTGACGGAGATCGTGGAGGAAGCCTTCGAGCGTTGCGGGGCTGAACTGCGCACGGGCTACGACCTGCGTACGGCGCGGCGTAGCCTGAACTTGATGTTTGCCGACTGGGCCAACCGGGGCGTGAACATGTGGACGTTCGAGCAAGGGACGATCCAACTGGTCCAGGGTCAGAATACCTACGCGCTGCCGGACGACACGGTGGACTTGCTTGAGCACGTCATCCGCACAGGTGCCAACAGCAGCAACAATCAGGCAGACCTGACCATTACCCGGATCAGCGTATCTACGTACGCCACGATCCCGAACAAACTGCAACAGGCCCGCCCCATTCAGGTGTGGATCCAACGGCTGAACGCGCAGACTTCGCCCACTGGCTATACGCTGCCCGCGCTCATCAACAGTTCTACCACCACGATTACGCTCAGTTCGACCATTGGCCTTCCGGCCAACGGCTTTATCCTGCTCGACAGCGAACTGATCTACTACGGCTACATCAGCGGCAACACGCTCTACAACTGCGCCCGTGGGCAGCAGAACACGACGGCGGCGTCGCACCCCCAGGGAACTGCGGTCTACATCAAGCAAGTTCCGGCGGTCACGGTGTGGCCCACCCCGGACAATACGCAGACGTATACCTTCGTGTACTGGCGCCTGCGCCGCACCCAGGACGCCGGAGATGGCGTCAACGTCATGGATGTCCCGTTCCGGTTCATCCCGTGCATGGTGGCAGGCTTGGCCTACTACATGAGCATGAAGATTCCCAAGGCTCTGGAGCGTATGGACACGCTCAAGGCGCAGTACGAAGAGGCGTGGACGCTGGCTGCGGACGAAGACCGCGAGAAGGCTGCGATTCGGTTCGTGCCCCGGCAGATGTTCATCGGCGGGGGGTATACCTAAATGGGTAACCGGTTCGCCTCAGCCAAATACAGCATCGCCATGTGCGATCGCTGTGGGCAGCAGTTCAAACTCAAGGTTCTGCGCAAAGAGATCATCAAGACAAAGATCTACGATCTCTTGGTCTGCCAGGAGTGCTGGGATCCCGACCATCCGCAGTTGCTGCTGGGTATGTACCCGGTGGACGACCCCCAGGCGGTGCGTAACCCTCGCAAGGACAATACGTACATCACGGCAGGCGTCAACGGTTTGGAGTTGGATCCCAACTCAACGTTTGCGGGTTTCCCAACCGGCGGCTCTCGGGATATTCAGTGGGGTTGGAATCCGGTTGGCGGAGCACGTGCAAATGAAGCAGGGCTGACGCCAAATTACTTGGTGGCAACCACCTCTGTTGGTACAGTAACTATCCAAACGACGTAAGGAGTCGAGCATGGACAAGAAAGATCTGGCACAGGACAAGAAGACGGCGGCGTCCGCAGTGCACAAGCATGAAAAGGCTATGCACCCGGGCAAGCCCATGACGAAGTTCGCCAAGGGCGGCAAGACCAACCTTCAGATGAAGCAGTTGGGCCGTGGGCTGGCAAAGGTTGCCAACCAGAAGAAGTCGGTGCGCAAGGTGCCGAAGTCGGGGATCTGATCATGGCAAAGTTCAGCAAAAAGGTTATGGGCAAAGAGGTTGGCGAAGCCGCCGTCTATGCCGAGCCCCACACCATGAAGGGGGGCAAGGTTGCTCTTGGCAACGGCACCCAGGCGGAGCCCACGCGGGCTAACCGCGTGAACATGTCCGTGGGCAACATCGACCGCGACGGGTATGACCCCGCTCCCAAGACCTCGGGTATCAAGATTCGTGGGACTGGCTGCGCAACCAAGGGCACGATGGCGCGAGGCCCGATGGCCTGAGCGTGAGGCGTAGATGAACTACACCGAGTTGAAGACCAACATCGCAGACATCTGCGAGAACACGTTCACTGAGGACGAGTACGCGCTGTTTACCAAGCAGGCTGAGCAGCGCATCTACAACACGGTCCAACTCGCCAATCTGCGCAAAAACGTCACCGGTACGCTGACTTTGGGCAACAAGTATCTTGAGTGCCCGTCAGATTTCCTGTCGGTGTACTCCCTGGCCATCGTCAAGGCCAACGGAGAGTATGAGTACCTGTTGAACAAGGATGTGAACTTCATCCGGCAGGCGTACCCGAATCCGGCTACCACGGGAGTGCCCAAGCACTACGCCATCTTTGGCCCTCGGTCAGACAATGTGAACGAGTTGGCATTCATCCTGGGCCCGACCCCCAACGCGGCGCTGACGGCAGAACTTCACTATTACTACTACCCGGTGTCGATGGCGGACACGGTGGCAAACCCAACCGGTACTACGTGGTTGGGTGACAACTTCGACTCCGCCCTGCTGAACGCTGCTCTGGTGGAAGCCATTCGGTTCATGAAGGGCGAGCCCGACATGGTGCAGTTCTACGAGCGCATGTATATGCAGTCTATTGCTCTGCTCAAGAACCTGGGCGATGGCAAGCAGCGCATGGATGCGTACCGCGACGGCCAACTGCGCATTGAGGTCAACTGATGACTTCGATCGTCCAAACGCAGACCACCTCCTTCAAGAAGGAGTTGTACCAGGGCATCCATGATCTGACGACGGATGTCCTGAAGATCGCGTTGTATACGGCCAATGCGGACCTGAACGCGGAAACTACGGCGTACACCACGACGGCAGAGATCACGGGGACTGGGTATGTGGCAGGTGGCAAGACGCTGACCGGCACGACCATCAGCAGTTCTGGATACACGGCCTTTGTGGACTTCGACAATGTGGAGTGGAACCCCGGCGTGTTTACAGCGCGGTGTGCTCTGATCTACAACTCCAGTAAAGCCAACCGTTCCATCGCCGTGTTGGACTTCGGGTCAGACAAGACCTCGACGACCACCTTCACCATCGTCATGCCGGTCAACGACGCCAATAGTGCCTTGATCCGGTCTTCCAATTAAGGAGTCATCATGTCCAACGAACGCGCCGTCGCCTCGGATTTCATCGGGAGCGGGCTGATCGCCGGAACTCAGAACCAAGAGAAAGCCACGGCTGTGGGCCGCTACAAACTGGAGTGCCGTGACAAAGACGGCAACATCAAGTGGGTTGTTGAGGAAGACAACCTCGTGGTCAACGTCGGCCTTCAGTACATGGCCGGTACTGCGCTGACCTCCACTGCACAGATCACGACGTGGTTCTTGGGCCTGATCACTGGCCCCGGCGTGACCACGAGTGCCACCGACACGATTGCCTCTAAGGGTTGGACTGAGTTCACGGGCTACAGCAACTCGACCCGTGTGGCTCCCACGCTCACGGCTGCGACCAACGCCAATCCTTCGGTGGTGACCAACTCGGGCACCCCGGCCAACTTCAACATCAATACCTCTGGCACGGTGGGCGGTGCGTTCCTAGTCTCCAACAGCACCAAGGGCGGCACGACTGGCACGC